TCACAATACTGGAGTTCTTCATCGCCTTCCTCATTATCACAGCAGTTATGCCAATAATTAAGATCTTCGATAAGGTTACCAAACATCTCAATTCTTAGGTTCATCTCCGGACTTTGCATTTAATCTCTTTTCTTTGATTTGGGTTTTTACTTTATTCTTATGACAAGAAGGACACTTCCTCCCATTCCAGAGCTTACCTTGAGCATCGACAAATTTCTTATTTTTACCGTCAAATGAACCAGTGTGTTTACGGACCTCAATCCGCCCACACCCCGAACACTTACTCAGATCCGACTCCTCCATCCTAGCACCCTTTTATGTTTCTATATACTAAGTTGTTAAATAATAGAAACTCGAAGAGTTTCCGATTATAAAAATACTTCATATAATTATACTCGTCTTCCGACTACCTACAATAAACTCCTTAGTTAAGGAGTTGACCGCGTACACGGGAAGACGGTACTCATTGTCCCCCCCATAATACATCATGATAAAGTCACTTGCCTCGGTCTGAGTTTTGAACTTCCCGACCACTTTTCCTTGACCTCTAGCTGTAACCAGTTCTACATTAACCGACCGCATATCCGGATCAACCAATATCCTAGCCCTATACTGGAGAGTCTTTCGACTAGCAGGGATGAGATCGGTATATCCATTGTTTCTATATTGATCCTTCCAATACTCTGAATGAAGCTTCAATGTTTCTATATCGGTAGTGACCGATAGTATCTGGAGAACCAGAGCTGTTTCCGGGGACCTACCAGCCAGATCATCATACAAACGATACAGTGCTCCAGCTATGTTCTCGGTATAATTGACAGTCGCTAATTTATGCTGCTCATTTGTGATCAAATATACACATGATTGTGGTAACTTTAAGTAATCACTTAACACGAGGAGATTCCTTCTTTAAAAGACCAATTTTGAATTGGTTCTTCCTTGTCCGCCAGCCGCACTCATTGAGCACATATTCTTCCGTACCATTATTGATGGGCATGCTGTTCTTATCAACAAGATAGTCCCTTCTATCGATTAACCAGTCCACTGTATTAATTAGCTGGAACTTTTTCCTGTTTCTATTTTTACTACTCATAGTCCCTCCAGTCACATTGTATTACCATGTTTTTCTCATGTTTGTACATCAAAGTTGTTAAGTACTTACACTATCCAAAAAGACCATGTTTCTATACTCGCCCAACCACTAAACTACTATAATCACGATAACCTTGTCAACAACTATCTTTGTCCTTATATATGTAACATTTTCACATTACCCAATCCGCGACCAAATTCCACCCACCACACACCACTCAAATACCAAACTACACCCATTCTGATTCAAATATAAACCCTATTATTTACCATTTTTGGGTAGGGGTCTTATAGATGATGGCTACCCCCTGTTTAAAACACTTTTAAAGCCAATTACGGAGTTTGAAAGGGAAACCTTATTAGGAAGGGTATGCTATATATATAATATAATATACATATATACTAGTTACTGCACGCGAGAAGTATGTTTCTATATTTGTAAATACTGGAATTTGCATGTGTAGTATACTTGTCCATGTCAAATGTAAAACGTCCCAAGGGGGGGTACTATATCAGCAATTCCAGCAACTTACTATAAGATATACTCAATACAGTAAAGCGGCATGGAATACTATAGGCATAGCCTAGTAGAAAACTGGCTAAACTATGGCATGGAATTAAAATACTAGGGGGGTAGAATAGGGGTAGACCGATATTGTTTATATCAATCATATCAAGTAAACACTCTTTTTCTACAATCTCCTAAACCTTACCTTGCAATCATCATGCCAACCATTGTTCTAAACTCATTGATACTTCCCTCCTTTGTATTGTTCTACCTTACCAGTCAAAAGGTATGATGCAAGCCCTATGCCATACCCTTACCCTATGCTATGCCTTGCCTAGTATCTATGTATAGTGGATTCGATGGGTGCATTGTGACCCTGGTCGGGGTCATTGTGACTCCAAGCGGTGCGTTATGGCTCTAGTGGTGCATTGTGACGCTGAGTGGTGCCGTTTTGGCTCTAAGTGGTGCCGTAGTGGCCCTTGTCTGCCTAAGTAGTTGATAGCCTTGGAAGTGGTGCGGGTTGACACTGGATCGGGGCCAGTTTGGCTCTAGTGGTGTCACTTTGCCATGAGGGGGTTTCAAGTGATTTCAATGAGTTAGACTTGGCACGGCTCTTGCTTCATTCAATCTCAATACGGCGAGTCGGTCAAACGGCGAGTCGGTCAAGCTTGGCACAGCGATTGCAATGTCAAACTTGAGCAAGGCGAGTCGGTCAAACGGCAAGCCGACTAGACAAAGTGTTGGCATAGCGATTGCAACATCAAATTTGAGCATGACGCTCTAAACATTGTGAGGTTTTATGTTTTATCTACTTGGCTTCATTGTTGCATCGTATGTTTTTGCGGTTATGTTTGATGAGATTTTCTAGTTTAGGACTTGGCATGATTGTTGAATGTAAGATTTTGTGAGTGTTTATAAAACTTTTTAAAGGGGATAACATGATTTTAAGTAAGGAAAAGAAACAAGAATTGTTGATTGCTAAATTAAGAAAGCAAGAAATTGAGCGAAAAGTTAAGGCTCAAAAAATGCAATCTTCTGGGTATATCGAATCCCAACACGCTGTTCTTACTAAAGAAACAAGGCTTGTAAACAATGGACATTTTATGAAATCGGGCAATCAACTAGAGCTTGATTTCTTAAGAGCAAGAAAGCTTAAGATTATGCAAGAAAAAACCACTAAGATTATCCTAGTAAAAAAAGTCTAAGGATAGGGGGGGGGGTGAAATCCCTCCCACGTTTTAAAACTGCCTATGTCGGTCACAAGCCCGAATGAAAAAAGTTGAGTGAAACGTCCTATAATCAAACGGAAATCGTCCCCAATATAGGGGGCGTGAATGGTGTGAAGAGTATCGTATTGAACTACGAGGCTACGAGGCTACCATTTTCACCCGACAAAACAAATAGCAATATCTGTAGAGTCGTGGGCTAAATAAAATCCTAATAAGAACAGCACGTTACATAAAGGGATTTCTATTTAAAGATCTGACTCTGACACGGGAGTGAAGGGGAAGGAAAAGGAACGAGTCTATAGTTGGGATATAAGCCCGACTGTAGACTTCCCTCTTAAGGTATTAGCCTTAACTGATGAGTTCAAAAGAACGAAAGGGAATTATGAGAATATTGGTAACAGTATCTTTATTTATATTTCTAACATTTACCTTGGTGTTATCGGTTTTCTTTACACCAAACTACAAAAAGGGATTACATGAATCAGGCAAAATTTTATCGCAACGCTTCGCAAGTAAGAAAACATTTTATCCTTAAGAAAATTGATCGTATTGATATTAAGATTGAAAAGTTTCTCAAGGTTAATAATTTTATCAAGGCTGAAGAGGCTGAGAAAGAATTGTATAGACTTGAGTGTGAACTATTAAAGAACTATGATGTCAATGAGTTGAATGAATTATTTATGGAAAGTTACCCAGCTTAAGGAGTTATATGTCTGCTCAATTTATTAAGGATCGCATTGATGAGATCGCCAAGAAACTCAGGGAGTTAGATATTAAAATTGATATTTACTCTAGGACGGATCGCTTCGCTCACGATATGCACAAAGAAAAATATATTAAGTTAGACATGGAATGTCTTGAACTATTAACACAATTAAGAGAGGTAGAAAATGGCGAAGAGTCGTAAGAAAATTTTCCCTAAGCCTGTGCCTAGACTAACTACTGAAAGCTCTAAGCTACTAGGAAAGAACTCTAATAAGGTAGGGCGTGAGGCTAACCTAGCGGGTATTTATTACTCTAATAATCCTGTAAACAAATTAACACCGCAACAAATGAAACAATTAGAAAGTCTTAAGAAACAATTACAAGTCCTTAAACAAAAACAATAGGAGTATCTCATGACAATTCAAGAACAAATCAAATTAGCTAAGGCTCAACTACAAGCATTGCAATCTCAAGTAGTTAGCAAAACATTCTCTAATAAAATCACTGTTAAGATTGGAGAGAAGGGGACTGTAAATGTTTACGGACTGGGTAAATTCCCTGTGTGCTTATACCTATCGCAGCTCCAGAAATTGCAGACGACAATTAACTCCCCTGATTTTTCTCAGTTTCTTATTGAGAACATGGATAAAATTGCTCAGAAAAAAGAGGAGTAAATGCGTGAGAACAATTACATTAATACAATTTCATAATCATACAGAAGATTCGGACGATAGATCTGGTAGGTCAATGATAGGTAAATGGTTCATATTAGATGACGAAGATGCGGAGAATGAATTTTATGATGGAGATGATGACGATGGTGATTCTATCTACATTGATAAGCCTTGCGTATCCTATTTCGATAGCTTCGATGATTACTTAGCAGATGATAATCGTGGGTATATGGTTAGAAGGAATTTAAAATATACCCTGATAAGTATGGACGTTAATTTTGATGAGGAAAATGATAATATTAATTGGAATATAGCATAGGAGTAAACATGAAAACAATTGGCGTAGGCTCTCTAGTTAAAATTAATCCTGAGATTTTTGGTGAGACGTGTGACCCTCAACAAATGTATGGGTCATTAGGTTACATTGGTATATTTAAAAATGCTATCTGGAAAGTAATCAGTATATCATCTGACTCTCACCGAGGTATGTGTGCATGGGTAAGTCTTACTAATGCTGAAGAACTAATGAAAGATTTGAAGGGTGTTAAGAGTGTCACCAGTGAGGGGCAAGCATTTATTCTACTAGATGATTTGGTTCATGCTAATACAAAGACAACACTCAATTATGTTTTAAGTAGCACAGTTAAAAATAAAACTCAAATGATTGCCGACTTGTTTGAGGATAGAAGAAAGCTTAAGGCTCAAGGCTTGTCACGTATTCAACCTGAGATGGTTGCTAACTGGAAACAAATTAGAATCCTTAGAGGTGAACTTAAGGGAACTATCCCTCTAGTTGGAGAGGCAAGTGTGTATCTTCCTAAGCAACGCATCACTATTAAATTAGATCCTTCCGAAGTGCCTGATGAATCGGATGAATCAATTGCATCATTTAAAAGATTGTTGGTTGGTAAGCTTAGAATCTTACGATTGAAAAATAGAGTTAATGCTTCAGACTATAATGCGTTTGGAACTAATGTTAAATACTGCGGCGGGACATTCGTTAATTCTGGGGAATTACTTGAGGCTTTTGAGGCAAGCCTTACTGAGTCATTAAATGAGTACAAGAAACCTACTGACCCTAATGCTAACTATGTAGGCGTAGAGGTTGAGTTTATTTATTCTGGTAACGATAAGGATTTGCGTCGTCTATTAATTGAGAAACGTCTACATAAAAACATTCGAGTAGAGAGTGATGGTTCTTTGCGTGCTTGTCATAATAGTGGGTATGGTACTGCTGAGTTACAGATCATTGCAAAAACTACTGAGTTAGAAAGTGTAATGAGTAGACTTGAGACTGTATTAAATCACCCATTGATTGACGGATATACTAACCGATCTTGTGGAACACACGTCCATCTTGATATGAGAAATCGAGATTACATTTCTTGCTTTAGAAATCTAGTAAGAGTTCAGGATATTTTACGAGGTGCCCAGCCTATCGGACGATTAAAGAATACTCATTGTAAGCCTAACAAGTCTGACGAGTTTGGTAATGAGAATAATAGATATTTAGTTGTGAATCCTAACTCATACGAGAAACATACAACAATTGAGGTTCGTATTCATGAGGGGACTGTAGATGTTAAGGGTATTGTAAACTGGACTATGTTTCTTGATTCGATTGCATCATGTAATGTTGAGATTCCTGTAAACAAATTTAGAACGGCAAGGGAATTAGTCGCGGCCACCAATATTTTAATTCCTGCTGATTCTCTGAGTTATGTAGACTCTCGTATTGAAAAATTCCAATCTGTAACAATTGCTCACGTATGTTAGTGCCATACTTTTATTTTAAGATTGGAGACAATATAGAAATAATGCAGTTACACAATACAATGATTAAATTCCGTACTGAGGAGGTTGACGTGGATGGGACTACAATTTATATAAAATCAGTTGAGGAACCAGAGTTTAGTTACAATGATTTGTATTGTAACGGGACAACTAAATCTAAAAATTATAGGTTCATTGAGGTTGTTGGATGGGGCGAAAGATATTGTGCAGCTCTTAAAATTTTGAATCAAAGGACTAACTAATGTGTAAACTATTACTAATGACTGGTATCACTGAACCTTTAGTGGCAAAAGAATTTATGTCTAGGATTAGTATCCCTATGTCTCGATCAAATCGAGATGGTATAGGTTATACTGCGGTAAAGTCTGACGGAAGTTTGTTCTCTGAGCGTTGGCATAACAATGAATCATTTATGGAATACAATTCTGTAATGGTTCCTGCAATTGCTAATGAGTTAATTGCTTACAAGAATAGATTACCCTATGGTGCATTGCATACTAACTACGATCAACGTGGTGATATTGACATGGGTGATATGACTTCTGTTACAATGCACACTAGGTTTGCTACTTGTGGTAAAGAGTTTGCTAATACTCATCCATTTATCTTTGAAGATACTTCTCTAGTTCATAACGGAACAATTCGTAACGCCGATAAGTTAAATGTAAATAAGATTAGCACTTGCGATAGTGAGGCTGCATTACAAACATATCTTAACAGTGGAGTACCCCTTGAAACTAATAAAGCTAAGGGATGGCTTGATATGCTTAATGGCTCATGGGCTTTTGGTATTATTAGTAGAGATTCTAATAATAAGAGGATTCTTGATGTTGTGCGGGGAACGAGTTCGTTATTCCATTCTCAAGTTGAGGGACTGGGTAGTGTCTTTGTTACTGACAAAGATGATCTTATCTCTATTGCTAAGGATATGTCTCTTAATTTGTTAACAGAACCTACTCTATTAAATATGGATTCAATGTTTAGATTTGATGCAATCAGCGGCGAGCTGCTTGAAACGATTGATATTAAGCCTGCTAAGGTATTCGTCAACCCTCATTATAATACAAGTTACAACTATATGGAGTCTAACTATCAGAGTGGGAAGGCTGGGATTAGTAGTCAGTCAACTCCCTTTAGCAAATCTACTGAGATGAGTAAGAAAGATGTTGAGTACAACAATCAATTGCTAATGTGTAGCATGGATAATTCAGATGTATTCCCTGACTTGGTAGATGCAAAAGGACGCATTGATTTCCGTAAGGTTAAGAAGTATTGCGAGACTGAATCAGAGGCCTTCATTGATAGACTAGATGTATTTGATATTGTATACAATAAAAATTACACTTGTGATTATGAATCTTTGCCTGAAGATTTAAAAGAGTATGTTAGAGAGACTGACTTCATGAGAGGATTCAAAGAAGCTCGACAACTTATTGCTGAATTATGTAATGTAAAAACAATAGCGAGGTAATATGACTGTTCTACAATTTGGACATACTATGTCAGCTTACGGAGGTGCAATTATAGGTCAGTTTGCAAAAGTTAAGCACGGAACAGCTTTTTGTAGGGATGGACAATACCTACATATTAATTTAAATAGTGATAAATATTTTACTACGTTTAGACTGAGGTTTGTATGAGAGTTGTACAATTCGGACTTGCTATGAGTACATTTGGAAAAAACTATGTTGGACTGTTCGCAACGTACTCTAGTACAGATTCAAGTCCTAAGGCTGTATGTAAAACTGGTGAACATATGAGTTTAGAAACAGGAATAGGTAGAAACTATTTCTCAACATTTAGATTGGAGTTTGTATGAAAGTATTCATTGCCTACTCTGATAGGTCTTGCGTTACAGGTAAAGCCCTTAAGCTTGCACTAGAAGGAAAGAGAAAGATAACTCCTAGGAAAGCTAAGTGTGATCTATTTATTAGATGGGGTAATACTGAGGAGTTTGCATCATTGACAAGTGTTAAACAATTAAACTCACTAGAGTCAGTTAAAAGGACTGTAAACAAATTAGAAATGCTTAGAGCTTTATCTTCTGCTAATGTACCTGTACCTTTATTTGATACAGACATTCAGCTAATTGATTCGCATAAAGATGATACTGGTAATTTATATATAAGAAGTAAGTCTGGGATTGTTAGATATGCTAATGATTATAATCCAATCAGTGACTCTTATTATACTAAACCGATTCCTTTAAAACGTAGAGAGTATCGTGTTCATGTTTTCAATAGTAAGGTTATAGGAATTTACGAAAAGATTCCTAACACTGAGGGTAGACCAGCATTGTTCAAGTCTGATACGTGCAAGTTCGTTAGGTGTGATCCGCTAATTAGTCGCGTCGACCAGAATGCCCAAGAAATTTGCATTCAGGCTGTAAATGCCCTCGGTTTATTATGCGGGGGAGTAGATTTAATTAGAGATAAGGATAAGAACTTCTTTGTATGTGAGGTTAACTCAGCTCCAGGATTGAATAGTTCTAATATAAAAAGGTGGGTAGATGAAATCAAAAATTACTTATGTGTTTCAGTATAATACTCTTATGCGAATTGTCGGAGGTGATTATAACTTTCAAGCTGCAAAGTATTGTGAGATAGACGGAGCCTTAACTTCATTTAGACTGGAGATACGCTATGTATAATTTATTTAGCAAGTTTGATGTTGGGATTGTTACTGATGATATAGAACCTACAGGATCAGTAGGACTGTACGATTCAAAACGAGATGTTATCATAGTAGACACTACTGTAATAAACGAGTTCCCTGTAATGCAAAAGATTATTATCTTACATGAAATGTTTCATTCTACGTTTGTAGCAAAGAGAACAAATAGAATCGAAAGATTGCTTAAGGTTTATGGCAATGAAGCATATAAAGAAAACTCAATGGCATTCAAGATGGAAGAATGTATCGCTGAGATATGTACGATGGTTGCTTGTGCAAAGCTAGGACTACTAAACAAATATACTTCTATTGTTATTGAAGATGGTATCAGCAAGAACTATACTAACGATATGGTTATTCCATGGATGGAAGTTGTTGCGGCTGTTAAGTTCTTTTGTGATGACGATATTAGTTTTGATAAAGAATTAGATTATGTTAAGTGTTACTTAATTTCTAAGTATGAAATGAACATAAGGAGATCATATGATAATAATTCAAACGTCGCATAATGATTATGGAATAACTAATGGTAGGTATATTTTTGGAATATCTAACGAAAGTAATATGTTTAATCATAAAGATAGAATCTGGAGTTATCCTCGTTATGAGGCAATGTTTAAATTAATCTTTGAATAAGGAGTAGTATGTCAGTATCATCTTTGGTAACACTGATGATAGTCCATGTTGTATTCGATTGGCTTCTTCAAGATCGCGAAACTGCTAAAAACAAATCTCACAATTTCAAATACTTATTTCCTCATCTGTTTCTTATATACATTGGTCTAATGTTGTGGGGATTATTTGCCGCTAGTCTAAATCATAAACAGACTTTTGTTTTTGCGGTTGCTAATTGTATACTACATGGTATCATTGATTGGAACATTTGGAAACTGTATGCTTACACTGTTAAGAAACGATTCAAACATTTGGAACTGTTTACTTACTATGATGATAGATGGTTCTATAATTTCATTGCATTAGATCAATTGCTTCATGGTGTTTGCTATATAGTGTTATATAATTTAATTCAGGGAGGTATACGATAGTAGTAATTCTTTTCGTATTAAGTATCACATTGTTTGCAGTTAGATTTCTAGGGGTTAGCCTAGCTGGTAACGTAATGTTGAAAGGGGTTTTGGTTGTAATACAGTTTGCATTGCTAACCATAGGAACCTTTCTATTTCCAGCAGTGGTTCTTTTATTGCTATTGTGTCGAAGATAATATAAGGAGATAACAAATGATCATTGCACAATTTTTAAATGACTATTCAGTTGACAACCAATGGAAAAATACATTCCTTTTCTATACCAATGATAAAAAACTACACCGACTAGGTAGCGATCCAGACGTTAGGGCAAGTGGGTATAGGAACTTGGTTACAAATACTGATCAAACAAATAAAAATGAATTCAGATTAATCTTTACAATGGAGTAGACATGAATAAGCGAGACAAGATTGATTACATCCTTGCTCTCGTTAAGGAGCAGATAGACGAGTTCCTGGAACTAGAAGACCTAGCAGGTATATCTGATCTATCAGCTTCAGAGTTAGTAGTTGCAGCAGTAGAGATTGTAACAACTAACATAGTAACTACTGTACATTACATTAGCCCAGTTGGTCAAGTAGATAGATCTAATGTTTCATTTATGATTGACGATGAACTTGAAGTACCTATCTACAGTACACAGGATGAGGAGTCAGATGATTAGAATAAGATATACTAAGAGAGATAACGTATTAGTAAGTGGGTTGTTTACAGTAGGTCCTAACCTAGTAATCAAAGCTGTTGTATTCCCCGATCTACATGGTGAAGTCTTAGACATACAAGGACATACTATTGACTATGTTACTGGTAAAAATTCTAGACAAGTAAAGGATCTACTTAGACAATCTCTTATTATCCTTGGTCTCAAACTTGAGGGGGAGATTAGAAATAGATAGAGCTATCCTTAAATGTTGAAACCATTATATGTATAATTATATATACCCTTCAAATTACCCTTGTCAAGAACTATTTTAAAAATAATTGAAAATACTAATCATTACTAAGTCATAGCAATTACACTCATGGAGATCATTATGTCAAAATCTTTATATCTAACTGATGAAGAGATTGCCCACCTTAATACGTTGTGGAATGACTTTCATGGAGACCCTATCAAGAATAACTGGGATGACAAGTGGAGAGCCTCGGACTGGTCATACGAGTACGATGATGACTGGTCACCTAATTCAAAACGTAAGAGACATGAATGGGTCCCTGTTATGTTACTGAATCATCCAGTATACGACTGTAAGTATTGTGGTGCTCACAAAGATAAAGCTAAGAGTGAGTTCTGCGATGAAGAGACTGCGTTCTAATAATCAATAGGAGATACCATGATAGGCGAAAGAGTATTCATATACAGGAACTTACATAAGAAATGTTATAGTGTTAAGTCACTTAAGACTGGGAGAGTTATTGCACACGTAGATAGCATTGACTTGATCGACGTTACGTTTAAGGTTAGCCAAGCTGGAAGACAGCGGGTTCTAAATGAACGACGCAAGAACGTACACGCCGGGGTAGTAGGATACGTAGCCAACCCTATCATCAACGATCAGCCTATTGACGTTACTTATAACCCGTATAAATATAATTCATTTGTTACAAAAGATAACGAGTTACCAATTTTCAAAGCTACTCACGCACACATTGATTTAACTGGTATTAAAATATAAAGGAGTACTTATTAAAAATCTAAACTCAGACGTAGGTAAAAGAATTAATGACTTCGATAACCTGGAAGTTCAAACTGTTCTAACATTCAACCAAGTGTTTCCCGAATGTAAGCTAAGTGGATACGAGCTACATGATGAAGTAGTTATCGGATTACCCGACGCAGGCAATACAAGAAAGATCTCAATAGGTAATGACCTTATTAAACATAAGATGTTTAGCGATATACTTTACGGAATGGATCGAGCTGAGTTCCTTCTAGATGAGACAGATAAAGAACTTGACGATATCATGGGGCATCCAGTATGATAGAAAATACTAAAGTAGCGTTTAGCTTTTCTTATACAAAAGAAAATGATGAAACAATTAGCGTCTCTCAATTAAGTGATAAAGTATTTGTAATAGATACCATGGCATCACATAGAAAACATTTAACTAATCATGTTAGAATGATGAATGAACTATTAGAACTAAATATGAGAATGAGCCAAACAACCCTAAGAGGAAGGTATTAATTATGAAACTACTTGTAATACTAATTTTGATTACTGCATGTTCAAGTCTTAGGAATGAACCAGTTAATTCAAATGACTTTGTTTTAAATGAAAACAATTCGGCTAAGCCAATTGATTTTAATAATAGATAGGAGATTAAATGAAAAAGGAACTTGTTGTATTTGTAAATTCAAATGAGGAAGGCGAGGCAATTAGAATCAGTAGAGTAGACGACGGTACAAACAAGTACATGTTACTCTCCCTAGGAAACAATCGAATGGTAGTAGATGTAGAAGAACTAATGGATGGACTAGGTGCCATTGGGCATTACTCAACCTTATTCGATCAGGAAGAACGAATGAAAGCAATGCGGACTAAGACTCAGTCAAGTACACAACCTCCAGTAGCTAGAACTAATCCTATTCAAAAGGAAGAAGAGTTTACTTTTGTAATGGATGCACCAGTACGCACTGGACCTTCGGCTAGTGAGATCGCATTAGAAGCGCAGACTAGACACATGCAGGGCGAAAGTTTTGTACTAAAAGAAAAGTAAATAACCCTAATTGGAAAATACCCAATGAGTATATTTTTAATTGCTATCCTTATAAGTTTCGTGTTAATATTATTAAGTAGCTCAGTTTTAAAATTTTATATCGGTTTAGATAAAACAGATGAAGAATTAGGTAAATCATTTTTCTTTAATGCGGCTGTACTATTGTATCTTATTAATGTCGGGTTAATATTTATTAACAGTGCGGTATTGGTAGCTCTAGTAATTAACACTTATATTTTGTAGGAGATTAATGAATAAATCGAATCGTCTATTAGCAGAACTAGTTGCTTATCGTACATACGCTAAGTACTTATCTCACGCTAGTCGAAGAGAAAGCTTAGCCGAAACAATCAATCGTAACATGACAATGCATCTTGATAAGTTCCCAACATTAAGTCGAGATATCATTAAAGCATATAAGCAAGTGCATGATTTAAAAGTTATGCCAAGTATGCGATCTCTTCAGTTTGGAGGAGAGGCAATCACTAAGAACAACGTAAGGCTATTCAATTGTAGCTTTGCTCATATTAAATACGTCAGAGTTTTCGCTGAAGCCCTGTACTTGCTTCTGTCTGGTACAGGCTTCGGCTTCTCTGTACAAGAAAGTCACATTTCACAACTACCTAGCATCAAACTTCCTAAAGAAGAGGGAACATACGTAGTTCATGACAGTATTGAGGGTTGGGCTGAAGCATTAAATCGATTAATGGAGGCATACTTCTATGGAGCCATCCGTCCACTGTTCGATCTTAGTCTTGTTCGCCAAAAAGGTAGCTATCTTGTAACGACAGGAGCAAAAGCCCCCGGTCCTGAACCGCTTCGACAGATGCTGAGTAAGGTAGAGACGATACTAAAGACTTGTATTGGTAGAAAGCTTAATGATCTAGAGACTCATGACATAATTTGTTTGATTGCAGACTGTGTACTAGCTGGAGGCATACGTAGAGCAGCACTTATTAGTCTCTTCGACCGAACTAGCAGTAGAATGTTAACTTCAAAGCATGGAAACTGGTGGGAGAAGCATCCTCATCGTGCTCGTGCTAATAATTCAGCAGTTTTGATACGTGGACAGGTAAGCATGGAAGAATTCTACCATGTATACGATCAATGTATTGCATCTAACGCAGGAGAACCAGGATTCTTTTGGACAAACAATCCGGAATGGGGAACAAACCCGTGTGCAGAGATTGGATTACAGTCTAACCAGTTTTGTAATCTAACTACCACGAACTTAACAGGAATCAAGAATGATAGAGACTTCGACAACCGAATTTACGCAGCGAGTTTTCTTGGCACTCTACAAGCAACATATACAGACTTTCCATATCTTAGCGAAAGGTGGAAACATGTCACGGAAGACGAAGCTCTTATTGGATGCTCATTTACAGGGATTGCAGATGCAAGTAGATTATCTGGAGAGCAACTTAGAAAGGCAGCAAAAACCGTACTTGAGATCAACGAAAAATACGCAAGAAAGCTTGGAATTAATCCCGCCGCTAGGGCGACAGCTATTAAGCCCGAAGGTACAGCAAGTTGTGTATTGGGATCAAGTTCAGGAATTCACGCACGGCACGACCAATACTATCTCAGACGAGTAAGAATGAACCGAGACGACGAACTAGCTAAGTATCTCACAAGAGTTTGTCCTGAGCTTGTAGAAGCTGATCTATTCTCTCAGACTGGAGTAGTAGTAACCATCCCACAAGAGTCACCAGCAGGGGCAGTGCTACGTAACAACGAGTCAGCTATAGAGCTATTCGATAGAGTCAAACTATACTACGAGAACTGGGTAGTGCCTGGTCATAGGTCAGGAGTTAATACACACAACGTAAGTTGTACTATTAACTATCGGCTAGAAGAAACCGAGCTACTTAAGATCAAGCTATGGCAAGATAGAGAATCATATGCAGCAGTTGCTTTGTTACCAGCAAGCGATACAATTTACCAACAAGCTCCATTTGAAGGATGCGACGAAGATACGTTCAAAAAGTTCGATGCAATGGTTAAAGATATAAACTTGACAAAAGTAATGGAGATGGAGGACAATACAAATCGAGCAGAGCAGCTTGCATGTGCCGGTGGAGTATGTGAAATTTTATAGGAGCCATGCGGCTGTCGTAATGGCGGCTTCATTCTAGATAATGGTTGGGTGCTTCCACAAATACGCGGGCAGGGAAGATAAATGTATCGCGGCAGCCCTTAAATCCTAAAGGAGTATCATGAATATATTTGTAACGTCTCCATGTCCAACAGAGTCAGCTAAGTTTCTAGACAATAAACGCAAGGTTAAAATGGCGCTAGAGTCTACTCAAATGTTAGCAACTGCATTAAATGTTCACGGAATTCACACAGGATATAAGACTGCACATCTTAATCATCCTTGTTCAATCTGGGCTAGACAGTCTAAACAAAATTGGGTATGGTTGTGGGAACATGCGGTAGCTCTATGCTCAGAGTATGAACGCATATATGGAAAACAACATGCTTGTGTTAAAATTTTATACAGCATGATAGGTAATGAAGACGTACTACCAAACATTGGATTACTACCATTTAGTAATTGTGCTAGATCAAAAGAGAAAGGCATTGACTATACTAGTATAGATGATATATATTTAGCTTATAAACTTTATCTCAATGATCGTTGGGATCAAGATAAGCGCCAACCGGCATGGTCATAATGAAAATTATATATGAGTTTGATCCTTATGAAGATAAATATGAATTAGAAGTATTTCAAAAAGCTTCATCTAATGCATATAAATTAAATGAAATTGAAAACTATATTCGTAAATTTAAACATGATGATAGAAAAAACATTTCAATTGATGAATTAAAAGAAAGTATATATAGTATTCTTGGAGATGAAAATAATTGAAACATAATAAAATAGTATGGATTTGACAAATGGAGAGAACATGGTTTTATCTTTATTGTACGGCGGTATCACTCATCACTATCTCGCTTCTAACTTACCTTATTGCAATCGTATTGGAGGTAGCTTGTCTGGAACTATCCACAATGAATATGTTATTGGTTTAGTTGGAACAAAGGAATATAAGATAGGTGCAATCGCAGGAAAAGATTCTGCATGTGCAAACATAGCAGGACCAATCTCTTCTGTAAACATTACAGAGGATTTTGATTTCATAGCGGGATTCTATAATACAAACTTTAAAGAATTCAATAAACTAAACATTGAACCACCTTCTGTACTAGGAGTTACTCCAGTCATAGGGATAGACTATAGAATTAAATTGACAAACAATATATCTATTGATAACTTGATATCGTTTGGAATTATTACTCACTCACTAAGAGTTGACTTCTAATGAAAAGATCTGAAGCACTAGAACAAATACGCAAGGTACTTGCTATGAATGGCAAGGACGATGGCAATGGAGAACTGGAAGAAGCATTGTTACATACTATAGAAACTATTGGTATGCCTCCTCCTCCAGACTACACGGAAACTTATTATTCTGCAGATGAACCAGGCGGATATCATCCTAACTTCTGGGAGGATGAGTAATGAAAAGAAGTGTAGCAATAGAGAACATCATAAACATACTTCGGCTAACTGGTAATCACTACTGCGATGACGGTAGAGATGAGCAAGACGCTGAAAGAATACTTAAGAGAATAGAAGCTCTTGGCATGTTGCCTCCTTTTGTAGATCAATATGAGAGCGATACAAGTTTAGATTTGATAGGGAATAGATGGGAGGAAGAATAATATGAAGATTACATGCATTTCTGATACTCATCAACATCATAAGAAGATCAAGATGTCTAGCACTGATATGATTATATGCGCTGGAGACTTTACATATCACGGAGAGCTAGACGAAGTAGAAAAGTTTCTTAGATGGTACGGAGAACAGAAAGCCAAGCATAAGCTTTTAGTATGTGGTAACCATGAGAAATGGATTACCCGACAAGGTGATCTACTCAAGTCACTATGCGAGAATCAAGGCATTCAGTTGCTATGTAATTCCCATACTGTAATAGAAGGGTTTACAATCTGGGGGTCTCCCTACTCTAAGAAGTTTGGAGACTGGGCATACGGACTAGACGAAACGGGCTTAGCTAACTTGTATGATCATATCTTACCCACGACTGATATAGTAATAACACATGGACCGGCTTACGATAGACTTGACTGGTGTCCGAATGGTAAGGTAGGTAGCACAGCATTAGCTTACCGACTAGATCAGCTTAGCAATTTAAAGCTACATGTTACTGGACACATACATGAAAGCCGTGGTACTCTATTACGTAACGGAGTGTTAACAGTTAACGCTTCTATTTGTGGTATACCATATTCAGATGTGATTTATAATCCAATTACTGTGGAGTTATAATGTTAAGACTAGTATCTATACTTATTGTATTTTTAATTCTATCTCAATGCGTTAAAGCCTCTACTACTATTCCAACTGATAAAGTTCAACATATTGAAGGTAAAAGATTATATGTATTATATTGTGTTAGCTGTCATAACTCTCAGCCAAGTAAACCAGGATCAATGGGTCCAGAACTTATTACTACCCCGTCAGACGTATTCAGAACAAAGGTGCCGTATGGAACTTACCCGAGCTGGTACAAGCCCAAGAGACGTACGAAAGCTATGCCGAAATTTCCTAGCTTGACAACCAAGACTGATTTGATATATAACTATATCAGGAGTACAAAGAAATGAATATACAATATTATCATTTGAGAAAAATTAGCAAAGTTGAAACTATACTCATAATTTTTTATGAACTTGAACTATCTGCAACAGGCGGTCAAACTATTGCCATGGAAGAACTCAATGACTGGTTCATAAAAGACCTTAAGCCTGATGACTTCTTTACAAAGTTAGTAGGTAAAGCTAGATGCTCTGATAAAGAAAACTACAATAAAAAAACAGGTCGAGAACTTTCTAAGTCAAGAATGAAACCTACTGTACTAACTGTAGTATCTAATGAGGATCACTCAGGCACTACAGTCATAACATTAAAGGATGATACGGGGATGTTTTATCATTTAGAAAAACGACATAACCACAACAGAGTTCATCTACTAAGTTGTGAACCTAACTAATACAGGGAGTAATTATGGAAATGTTTATTGCAATCGCTCTGCTATGCAACCTACCAAGCTCAGATGAAAAATTAAAATGCCAACAATCATATGTTCATTGTATGAATGTAAAAACAATTACTTTAAAAAAACAAGAAGCCTTAACTAAATGTATAATGGAAAAAAAATCCCTACGCTTTTAGATAAAATATTTATACAAGCATTAATCATATTAATGATTTTTATGTGTGGTATACCATATTTGATTTCAACTAGTAATACAGAGTTGTATATATTAGGATGTTTAATAACTATTCCATTTATATATAAATCAGTAAATGAATTAACTAAAAAGTAATTTGATTTGTTGTAGGCTCTTGGGAACCTTCTAGCTGAGCAGGAGTTTTCTTAGTTTTGATAACTGCAGCGAACAATCTTAATAACTAATGGCTACAGGTGTCCATCCTCCTGAGGTTAACATGCAATCCAGAAGCATGTCGGAGCTTCCGTCCCGATAGGTGTTGAATACATCAACGGATTTACGCTAGTAGTTTATCAGTACTAAAACGGGAACCACAGTATAGCCAAGCTGCCAAAGAAGGAGTGTGACCTTCCTAGCGTATATCTATTGCAATCTAATGAATATATTCTATGGGGTGGTAGCCCAGTCGGAAGCAAAGTACCAGAGGGAATACTAGTACAACCCTTCGGCAACTGTGGTAGACCTACGCTACAATTGGTGATGGCAGTTGCAATAAGTCCATTGGGTGGTTCGATTCCACTCCACGCCACCATTTTTATAACAGGGATAAAGCTATGAGATTCATCGCACTAGATACAGAAATAGAACAACCTTATACCAGAGAAGATACAAAAGATTCATTCACTGCAGTACCTAAACTAATTCAAGTTGGTATTGTAGTATTTGAAATAGCAGAAGACGAACCTACTATCATACACAGTGAGACAATGAACATTAATTACAATTATCCATTGTCTGCTTTTATCAAGACCCTAACCTCTATTACAGACGAAGACGTTAACGAATCTGAAAATTCAGCACTTGATGCAGTTACTAGGTTGAGACATCTTCAACAGCTATTTGATACATCTAGACAATTAGTAGAATGGGGTAGCGGAGATGTAACTTTTATTACAGAGCAAGCAGAGCTAACAGAAACAGCAATGAACTTAGTTTATGGATTCGCTAGGTCTACAATTAATGTTAAAGTCCTGTTTCAGGTATATGCTATGATGAATGGGAAGAAGCGACAAGGAGGATTATCATCCTCTATGGCTAAGGTCGGACTACAGTTCAAAGGAACTAGATACAAAGACAAGAACAAAGGTAAGCACTGGGCAGAAGCAGACGCATTAAATACTGCCAGAATATTTAATAAACTGTGTAATCTATACAAGCGATAGTAATCTTTACATTGACAATCATATCGTACTTAATATAACATAGACCCAACGGCACTTAGCCAAACAAAGGAATAGCAACATGGGCAACTTAGCTACTTATGAAGTAAGTATCAATGACTTGATTGAGCAACTAGACCTAGCTATTACCGAGAATGATAATGACAAAGTTACAAAAATCGGTAATGCAATTGAGCTTCTTTTACTAGAACTCAAAGGTGACACTATTCAACTTAGAATCCTGCACTAGGAGCATCATGAACGAATTAGAAATTGAGATCGGTAGAACTCTTGGACCTAGTTGTTTTTTTGTTTATCAAACATTAAAACATAACTCAAAACTATCTCTAAAAGATTTAGAAGTAGAATCCGGAATGACCGATAGACAACTAAAGGTTATCTTAAAGAATTTAATTGAATGTGGAATTGTTACAAGAGAAAAAGTATTCTTAAGATATTGTAAAGGATTCTTGTATTCATCGAATGAACAAAAAGAAACATGGAAGTTTCATTAACTATTAATGAGCGGTAGCTGTGAGGCTGAAGGTACGCATGCGGATTCCTCTGGGACACAGGCGAAAGACAATAGAGTGATCTCGAACAGGTGGGACTCCACAGTAGAGACAATAGATCGGAGTAGCGCCCGACACCGCTCACCATTTTAAAAGGACTAACATGAATGAGAATGAAAAGCTTCTAGTTAAAAAACTTGGGTATATTGCATTTGTACTATATACATATGCCAAGCATCATCCTGAATTTCACAACAAAGATATGCAATGGGAACTAGGTCTATCTAAAGAATCAACCCAGCGATACTTACAAAAGTTGAAACAAGCAAACGTTATAATTATTCACGGACACTGTCATACCAGAATTTTTGAGATTGTTAAAGAAAAGAACTGGACTCTATAATAATTGAGGTTGACAATATATGGTACTAAAGGATAAGATTTCTATCCCTGCTCCAAAGATCAGGAAGCCTGTATGCAAGAAACCAAACACCGTAATGAAATCTAAAAAAGATTATACTAGGAAAATTAAAAATGGCAAGAAGAGGCGGACAAACTTACAAGAAGAATAAGAAAAGATTATTCCAAGTAAACTTTGACAAATTTGGAAAATATACATGTGAGCTTTGTTACAAGGCTCCGTTGTATAGAAACCAAATAAATGAATCTAGATGGCGAACTGACTTGCTAACGGCTGATCATATTGTGCCAATAAGCAAAGGCGGAGGAAACTCATTTGTAAACTTAAGGGCGGTATGTGGTGAATGTAATCATGAAAGGGATAATAATGTTGATTAAACCATTTGTCATAGGATTCATTCTATTTATAATGATCACTGTTCCTGCCAGCAATTATAGACATCAGGATAGCCGAGCTAAACCATTCGTTAATGAATTCATTAGACTAGGTAAATTGTTTAAAATTAAAAATATTGAGCAAGATACATTAAATATCAAGATTAAATTCGATACTATTAAAACTAATAAAGAACTTGCTAACTGTAATTATTACTATGACGAGATCACCATCAATACAAAATACTGGGACAAACTTCCTATTGAGAATAAAGAAGAAGTAATATTTCATGAGCTAGGTCATTGTGTTTTAAAAAAACGAGATCACACTGAAGTAGGCATAATGAAAGCAGTAGGGCTACATGATCCAGAAATATACCGAACTCATTACCATTACTTAATAAATTATTTATTTGACGAATTTCAGTATGTTGATGTAGAATGGGATAGAAATAAATACGAATCACCAAAGGAGATAAAAGTGACTAAAACAGAACTACTGAATAACACTCACGCGGTTGTTAGGTTTACTGCAACTTGGTGTCCTCCATGTAAAGCACTTGCTCCAGTCTTTGATGAGGTAGCTAAGAACAGTCCAGATGTTGTGGTATATGTAATAGACGTAGATCAGAACCCTGAGCTAGCTACAGAGATGAACGTTAGGGGTATCCCCTGTATGATTCAAATTAAAAACAATGCAGTAACTTCTACATTGGTGGGCAATCAACCTAAACCTGAAATTGAAAAGTTGTTTAAATAATGAATCATGATTTAAATAAATTATTAGATTTTGCTAAAAAATATGGAATATCTATTAATATTAATTATTCAGAAAGTGAAGATGTTTTAGAAATAGAAACAGTAAGTCCTGCTGCAATAGAATGTCTTTATATTAAAAGATGTTCAGATGTTGATAGATTTATTTATATTTGGGAGAAGCAAATTAATGAAAACAGAAAGACAGATGTATGAAGAGTACATCGCAGCACAAGAAGCTAGACTAGAAGCTCTGCTGAAGCAAGCACAGGACATAAAGAAAGACATTGACAATGTAATTGCTCTAATGGTAGATTGTCCATATGATGTATCACACGGAGATTAATTCATTCTTTGTTTCAATCGTTAGAATAAAATATAAGAATGATCAGTATGTTAAATGTCATTTGCAATATTTTTCTAAAGTATCTAACCAACTTATAGCAGAAGAACGTAATGTTAAAATTATGAAGTCGGCTATGAAACACTGGGAAATATATAATGATTAGATTATCACATTCAGCTCGTGGCAAACACGATCATTGTCCAATGATGTACAAGCTACACTATCAAGATAAGATTCGACCTTTAGGCTCTACCTCTGCCCTCTTGTTTGGGTCAGCCGTAGATAAAGCGTGTGAAGATTATATGCTAAATCGTAATGGGCTTAGAGCTAGAGAAATATTTAAAGATGAGTGGAAAAAAATACAAGAAGGATTTGAGGAGGAAAATGGAACAATTAGCGCGGTCGACTATCATAGCAATGACTTTGATGCTGAGTTGCTCGTTCAATCCGATAACGAACTTATTCTTAAAGGTACAGTATATAAGACTGTATCCGATATTGTCAAAGCCGGACAAGAAAAAGAACGAATAGTATATTGTAACTGGGTCAGCATGTACCGCAAAGGAACGATGCTTGTAAATAAGTTTATAGAATGGGTTGACCATAACGTAGAAGAAGTGCTAGGCGCTCAGGTTGCAATCGAGCTAGAGGACGAGGACGGAAACCAAGTAACAGGGTTTGCCGACTTTGTAATTAAAATCCATGGATACGATAAGCCTATCCTAGTAGACTTAAAAACTGCCGGCAGATATTACGAACGCGGGTCGGTCAAAGAGTCAGAACAGCTAGCCTTGTACTTCTTATACTTAAAGAGCACTAAGTATCCAGATATGGAGAGAGCAGCTTTTCTAGTATTGAATAAGATGATTAAGAAGAATCGCACTAAGACTTGTAAGAAGTGTGGAAATGTTACAACAGGTCGCGAGAAGACTTGTGCAGTCGGTACTGGTAAGAGTAGATGTCACGGAGAGTTCGACGAAGTAATTGACCCTGAAGTTAATCTTCAGTATATTCATGATGAGATTCCACAGGACTTTATTGACGCAACAATACAGAAGTTTAATGCTACGCTAGAATCAATTAAGACAAATGAATTCCCAAAAAATGAAACGGGCTGTGATAGATACTACGGAAGAGGATGTCCGTATAAGAAATACTGTGAATCTGGTTGCATGACCGGACTATATAAAAAGGAAGAAACAAATGTCTAAAAAAAACAAAGCTCAAACCCAGGATGATTTTGAATCAGAATTAAAAGGAAGCACAGTTGAGCAAGCGGTATTTGATGGAGCAGCTTTAAGTATTATCAAAACATCAAATAAAGAATACTTAATAATAAAGGTGCCATTAGATACAAAAAACTTAAACGCTGGAGAATTAGAAGTTATAGGTAAAGCAGCAACTAAAGCAGAAGCAGTTGAGAAGTTTAAATTACAAGTAGTTAGAAATAATATTATTTAGATTGACAACATGGCATAATACAGGTAATATACTATTGAGAGGTGAACGATGAATAAATCAGATACAATTGTTAAAATTTCGGCAGCATTAGTAAAAGCTCAAAGTGAAATGGGCAACGCAAGTAAAGGGTCCTCTAATCCTTTTTTTAAGTCTCGTTATGCAGATTTAAATGCAATTAGAGAAGCATGTCTTCCAGTATTGAATCTACATGGTATCGCTGTATTGCAGGGGACTACAGTCTCAGAAGGTAAGCCTTATGTAGAGACTACTCTCCTACATGACTCAGGTGAGTATCTCTCGTCATTGACAGAGATCATTGCTCCAAAGCAGAATGACCCCCAAGCTCACGGCTCAGGGGTTTCTTATGCAAGACGTTATGGGTTGCAATCATTTTTATGTATCGGTGCGGATGATGACGATGGGGAGAAAGCAATGGGTCGTAATGTAAAATCTGCCGCTCCAGTAAAAACAGCAACGCTTACTGAAACAGTAAGCGTGACTACTAACCTAGCCAATGCTACAGCTACATCCGTTGCCCCCAAGAAAGGATTCGGAGTTAAAGCCGAAGTAACTACAGTATCAACAGAAGAAGAAGGATGGAACTAATATGACCGATGAAACATTAGAAACAGAAAGCACTGATGAATTAGAAAGATTACAAATTAATGCTAGAGAGATCGAGCAGGAGATGATTCGTCAAGCTCAAGAGAAATCTCAAGACCCTACTGAAACAGCAGCTCAAATGTATAGTATGTATGTACCACATTACAAGAGAGCTGTATCTAAGCTATCAACGCGAGGTCTTCGCAGGGTATTGAATAATCTTATTCTGTATCCCCTTGAACAGGATGACATTAAAGCAGCAAGTCAGTTTGAGAAAGAAATGATGCAGCTTGTTAATAGTTTGGTAGAGGCAAAGTTTATTATGATCTTAGATCAGTATAGACTTAATGCAGAACAATTATATGATGCTGCAGTCACTCCTCTAACAGAAGAACAAGAAGCAGACATTAAACAACAAATCGAAGGAGAAAACAATGGCTAAGTGGAATCGTAGACAAATTGGATCAGTAATAAAGAAATCAGAAGATAAGCAGCGATTTCCTGGAGTCAAGGAATTCTCTGTAAAAGTTACAGAAGATATCACACTTAAGGCTGGCGAGTATCTTAACTTAGAAAATAAAGTATTCAAGCTAGCCTCTCTAGAAGCTGGTCGTGAAAAGATGTCAGCAGAGAATTATGAAAAAGCGTTAGAGCGTATTAATAAGATGCCAGATTTTGTATTTTTTGAAATCGTTAAAGTGACTAAAGAAGCATAGAGCAAGTCCTCCCCCTCCTTTGTTATCTATGATTACATGGTGTAAATAACACCTGACAGCCGGGAAAGACCGGCATCATTTCAATGGGAGATAGTACGTCCTTGTGGGTAAGGATGTTTGCCTGATCAGCAAATTAATAGGTTCGATTCCAGAGCTACTCCCTCCTTTTTTTACTAGGAACATTTATGACACGACAAGAAGCCAATCGCAAGATTCTAGAACTATTAACAAAAGAAGTAGAATCTCATCCCGACCTACGATTTAATCAGATTATAATAAATAAAGAATTAACAAAAACAGAATCCGGTTCCTATTATCAACAAACCCACAATACAGTTGACTACTACGAGGAACCTGTAGTAACATTGGGACGGATTACGAAGGAGTAAGAATGAACAAGGGGGAAGCATTGTTTGTAAATTTAAGATCGGGACTCAACTCAAAGCCGCAGCTAATCAGCACAAAAGAAGACATTAACAATTACATCACATCAAGAGATCGTGACTGGTATGTATCTTTGTATAAGTATACAGAAAAACATAAAGCATTGCTAGAAGAAAAGGGTTCTTTAGCGGGAGTTAAGGATACATTAACTAATGCATTGTACTTTGACTTTGATTCAAAGGACTCTCTTGAGAAAGCACAGAACGATGCTATTGAAGTGGCAAATCGACTTATCACAAGAGGCTTTGAAGAAGATGAGATCGGATGTTACTTTACAGGTGGTAAAGGTTTCAGTGTAGAAATTGAAATGAATGAGTATCTTACTCCAGATAAATTTAAAGCTGTCGTATTTGATATCGCCGGTGACCTAGACACATTTGATGGTGTAGTTAACGATCCTAACAGAATTGTTCGTATCTCCAACACTAAGCATCAAAACTCTGGGTTATATAAAATCCCTCTAACTCCAGATGAACTAGTTAATTTGACTATTCCTGAAATCAAACTACTAGCTAAAAATCCTAGGGCTAATAGAATGTTAACAGTTGCAAACTTGCCTAAAAATATCAAAGATGTTGAAGTGCTTAAAGAAAAAACAATTGATCAGATTGGAAAAGAACTAACTTTTGATATCTCAACGATTGATATGAAGTCTAGACCTAAAGGTATTGACGAGCCACGGTTTCTTCTATTAAATGGGTTCTTCCGTAGCGGTGAGCGCAATCATTCAATGCTATGTCTAGCCTCAACATTGCATAATTTAAACTATCCTCTAGAAGTTACTAGAGGAATGTTAAATGGTGCAGCAGAGCTACAGTCATCCCGTACAGGCGAATCAGCTTTCCCTGAGAAAGAAGTAGAGTTGATTATTAATCAAGTATATGGTCCAAACTGGAAAGGTGGACAGTTCACTACTAGAGACCCTAATAACTGGCTTGCTCAGTATGTTAAGAAGATGGGACTCAACGTAAAGGAAGAGGAAGGACCGGCAACGTTAGACGGTATTAGCGCAGGATTCACTCATTACTTGATGAACATTGAGAAGAATACAGTTAAGACCGGGATTGATGAACTAGATAAGGCTATGCCTATCACTGTTGGTAGTAACATTGGTGTAGTAGCCGCAGCAGGGGCAGGGAAAACAGCTTTAGCTTTAAAGATTCTAAGACACAACAGCGAACAGGGTATTCCTACTGTATTTGCATCTCTAGACATGCACAGAAACCGATTATTTGAAAAAGTAATCTACAACATTACTGGATTTAGCAGAGAAGATGTATACGCTAAGTTTAAAGCTGGGAAAGGCAAAGAACTTACTGACCTAGTTAAGAAACATTATGGTAATGTATGGTTTTATGATAGAAGTTCTGCCACAGTTGAAGATATTAGAAACTATGTACTACAAGTTGAAGCTACTAGCGGTCAAAAAGTTAAGATGGTGATGTTTGATTACTTCGAGCGTATCAGTAGTTCAGTATCTGATGATACCGCATCGTCTAAAATCGTTGCTGGGCAGATTCAAGACTTAGTAAATGACCTAGATGTTGCAGCGATCACGTTAGTTCAGCCAAATAAGTTTAGTCTCGGTGGCGGACCTGATACAGAGATTAAATCTTACACTGCAATCAAGGGTAGTTCGTTTCTTTATCAGTCATTTCGAGGAATTGTTAGTCTCAGTCGCCCATTTTACACTCCAGAGACGAAAGAGATTGATAAATACATGGTAATCAATATCCTTAAGAACGATTTAGGTGCTCAGGATCGGTTCGAGATGGGATGGGTTGGTAAAACAGGGGAAATCTACACTCTAGAAGACCATGAAAGGGTAGAATTGAAAGAACTTATGAAGCTTAAGAACGCAACAAAAGAAGAGAAATCAGGATGGGAGTAATAAAAACTCCACAAGAGATTAAACAGCTGCTAGATGAGTATGTAATTGGACATGAACAATCCAAGAAATACTTATCAGTAGCTGCATATAATCATTATAAACGAATGCGCGGTGATAACATTAAAAAAACTAATGTTATGATCATAGGACCTACCGGATGTGGGAAAACATACTTGGTATCATGCTTGTCTGATATTTTACAAGTTCCATTCATCACAATAGATTCGACTCAATTGACCGCATCTGGTTATGAGGGTAGAAGCGTAGAAGATATTATGACAGAACTGGTTAATGCTTGTGATGGAGATGAAACTTTAGCTGAATACTCAATTATATATTTAGATGAAATTGATAAGATTAAAAAGAAGAATACAGAAAATGACGTTAATGGATTAGGAGTACAACAAGCATTACTCAAACTAGTTGAAGGTAGTGATGTTGTATATACTTCTGAAAGTGGTAACTCCCAAGGCAAAAAACATGATAGTAAAATAAACACTAAAAATATGTTATTTATTTGTTCTGGAGCATTTGTTGATTTACCTAATATTGAAACAACTTCACTGATTAAATATGGAATGATTCCTGAATTTTTAGGAAGATTTTCTATTATAACAAAATTAAATGAATTAACAATTAGTAATTTTAAACAAATTTTAAAAGACTCAAAGGGGTCTATTTTAAATTCATTTAGAGAATGGTTTTCAACTGAAGGAATTGAATTAATTGTAACTGAAGATGCTATTAATATATTAGCTAATAATGCAATGGCTAAGGGGTTAGGAGCGCGGGGACTACAAGGTAGTCTAGAGGAAGTATTAATAGACGCACAATTTCAAGCCCCTAGTCTTACAACTAAGCCCAGACAGTTTGTCCTAGATGCTCATGTGATGATTACAAAAAAACCTAAATGGGTTTATTAGTATTGACAAAATAGGTATCTTTAATGTATATTGTATTTGTTGCTGGGAGGTAACTATGTCAAATGTAATTAGACTTAATCGAAATCAACTAGTTGAGTATAAAGGCGATTTTTATACAGCAGAAGAACTGGCTAAAGTATTGGCTGTAAATTCTAATTTTGAAATTGTAATAAATGATGAAGACGATTCTTGGTTTGGTACTGCGATGAAGGAACTTCGGGAAAAAGACTAGATGAAGTTTAATGATCATACTTTTCACAGAAACAGTCGTTTATCGACTGTTTCTGCTTCAAATATTATATATCTAATTGAATTTAGAAGGTATATAAAAGAATGTGTCCAATTCAAAAAACCTATTGACTTTGAAATAGCAAAACATCTACTATATAGATATAGAGGAATGTAATGTCAGATTATACTAATAAACTTATCTATGGTAAAAATGCTTTAGAACGAATTGTATCAATTGAAGTTCAGGATGATACGGCTACTGTCTTTAGAGAATTAGAAGATGGGTCTCTAGATATTCAAAAACATTCAAATAGATTCTGGATATTGGGATCAAGAGCGTTTAGCCAAGGATGGGTTAAATTAGAAGGCGACCAATACTTCAAATACGGAAAACAATACACCAAGTTCTCAACGTACTTAGAAGAGAAAAAGAAATTGCCGTACAAGGAAATTTATACTGTTGGAAACGCCGTAGAATCGTTAATGATTAAAGATGGACTGACTATGTTTAAAGGTATGAAGCATACCGACATATCAATCCTAAGTTTTGATATTGAGACAACCGGGCTAGAACATACTACAGATTCTAAAGTTATTCTTATTTCTAATACATTTAGAAAAAAAGGAGTAATTACTCGTAAGTTGTTTTCGTATGACGATTATTCTAATTGTGCTGAAATGATTGATGACTGGGCTAATTGGGTAAGAGATGTAGATCCTAGCGTCATGATAGGACACAACATCTATGCATATGATTTACCTTACATGAATTTTTGTCATTCTAAATATTCGGATAATGGTATAATCCTAGGAAGACTAGATAAGGTTATCTATTTCAATAGCTATCCATCTAAGTATAGGGTCGATGGAAGTCGTGAGCTTAACTATCACAAAGTACAAATCTATGGAAGAGAAATTGTAGATACGATGTTTCTAGCTTATAAGTATGATTCTGTAGAAAAGAAATATGAATCTTATGGATTAAAGAAAATTATAGCGGCTGAAGGGTTAGAGAAAGAAAATCGAGTATTCTACGATGCCAGCAAGATACGGGTTAATTACAAAGATAAACATGAGTTTGAAATAATTAAAGAATACTGCAAGGACGACTCAGATGATTCACTGACTCTGTATGATTTAATGGTAGCTCCTACATTCTACTTAACTCAGTCAATACCCAAGCCATTCCAGTTGGTAGTAGAATCTGCTACAGGATCACAGATCAATTCACTCCTAGTGAGAGCTTATCTACAGGACAGACACTCTGTAGCTAAATCAGATGACCTAACTAACGAAGTAGTGGAGGGAGGTATTTCCTTTGCTGTTCCGGGAATATATAAGAATGTATTTAAAGTAGATATTAAATCTTGTTACCCTTCACAAATTCTAAGATTTAAACTACACGATACAAAGAAGGATCCAAAATCCTATTACTACCAGCTTGTAGAATATTTTACATTACAAAGATTTGAATATAAAAAACTGATGATTGAAACAGGGGAGTCTCATTATAAAAACCTCGATGCCATGGCGAAGATATTTATTAATAGTTCTTACGGTGTTGCTAATACAAGTGGTCTCAATTACAATTCCGCTGCTGTGGCCCGTAAAATCACCGTGGAATCTCGTGCCATTATTGACATGTCTCTTAGGTGGGCTAGTGGTAATGGTTACAACCATTGGGCTAATAATTTCTATGAAGCAGTGGGAGAAAAAGTTGAAGACAGAGTATTCCTATCTTTACCAGGATCAGAACTCCCAATCAAGTATCGGCATAACTTTACAATAGGACCAAGTGACACTGACTCTATTTCATTCTGTAAAAATGATATGAGCGAGTTTACTCCAGAAGAATTAAAAACTCTCCTGAAAGAGATAAATGAACAGTCTCCAGAGAAGATCTTCTGGGAAGATGACGGTTACTTTAAAACAATCATAGCTCTTAAAGCTAAGAACTATGTTTTATATGACGGGAAGAAACTTAAGATTAAAGGCTCTGCATTAAAAGCAAGCACTAAGTCTGAAGCAATGAAAGAGTTTACTCGTAAAACGATTGAAACACTTGCATATAAGCCAGATACCGCAAAGGAAGAACTAAAATCTCTCTACGCTGAATTTGTATCAGAAGCCTTAAACATTACAGATATTAAAAGATGGTCATCAAGAAAAACGCTATCTGAAACAATGATCAAGTCAAGCAGGAAGAATGAAACTAAGGTAATAGACGCAATCAAGGGGTCTGACTATAGGGAAGGCGACCGGTTCTTTGTGTTCCCAAGAGCGGACGACACTCTATGTCTATGCGAGAATTTCTCTGGAGAATACGATAAAGTCCATATGCTTCAAAATATCTGGGACACAATGAGTATATTTGATACTATACTCCCAGTAAAAGAGTTATTTATAAACTACAGTCTAAAGAAAAATTATAAACTACTTGACAATCAAGCATCGCAACAGGTATCCTGAGTTTGGCGTTACGAGTTGGAAAGACTGTACGCCATATCTACAAGGAAATTAAATGCAAGATAAACTTAAATTTATATTAATCGGGTATACATTAACAATAACTAATCTATTATTAATTGGAACCAGACTAAACACATTGGGCATTGCTTTTGGATTAACAGGGGCTTTGTTTTTTATCAAAGCGATTTTAATTAGAAAATGAAAATTACAGACGAGTTTCAAAAAATGAGTCCATACGAAAGGTATAAACTTAAAGTTGATTTTTTAAGGTTTATAGCTACGATGGGTGCTCCATTCATGATTATACTTTTAGGACATTTAACGAAACAATATTTGGGGTGGTAAAATGGGCTTTCTTCGTCTAAAATCTAAAATCGCTCTTGACGATATGCCGCTGGGTTCCAGAATTGAGGAATCAGATTTTTCAACTCTTACCGATTCAGGTAACTTTTGTCAATTTGAATATGTAGAAGAAGATGATCAAATTGAAGGCGAAACTGCCAAACCCGGGATTTTCAGTATTGTTAAAACAATGGCTGGACTCAAACTAGAAAAAACAGAATTTACTAAAGATGATGTGTTAAAGGATTTTGTAAACACAAAAGAAGTTACCGACAAGATTGAAATGTTTTTCCAAGCTATTCCTAAATATGACAAATATGGAATCTTCCCAAAACGAGGAGCTTTACTATTTGGACCTCCAGGAACAGGTAAAACTACGATCATTGCCGAGACATGCCGGAAACATACTAGAGAAGGAGACACATTTATCCTTCTATGGCATACTGATAAAATTGAAGCAGGGGATGTAAAAGACTTTGTTAAGCATTTGAAATATGAAAGTGTGACCAAGATGATTCTAGTTGCCGAAGATATTGGTGGAGTTGAAATTGATCAGGCTAGAATTAGATCAGAGTCAGCGCTACTAAGTCTATTGGACAATCAAGAGCAAACATTTAAAATCCCTGTTTATATCCTTGCTACTACAAACTATCCAGAAAATTTCATGGGTAACTTAACAAATAGACCGAATCGTTTTGATGATAAGATTAGAGTAGGATACCCTAAAGGTGAAGCTAGACAACAGTTATTGAAGTTCTACGATAAAGAAGGACTTGTAGATGAAGAAGCTCTATCTCTTATTGCATCTAAGAAATGTGACGAGTTCAGTCCAGCTCACTTAAGAGAAGTAATTATTCGATCAGCTATATATTCAGCATTGCCAACCTTGACTATTCGTGCTATGATCAAGGAGATTGAAGAGTACCAGAAGGCATTTGCCGAGAAAGGTAACAAACGAACTGGACTAATGATATACGAGGATGATTAATGTTTACATGTCGAGTATGTACATCAAGCAATCTTGAATTAAGTCAGATGAAAAAAGAAAAAAGATTAGTAGAAAGCCTACGCGGTATCTGTAAAAGCTGTAGTAGCGAATATGAAAAGTTTAGAGTTGCTAGACAAAAAGCAGACCGAGATGAGAATAATCATCTACAGTGCGATGATTGCGATAGAGTGTTTTATAAGTATAGCAGGGGTAACCCTTGTGGAAATAATAAAATCACTAACAGTCAACCAGAGTTATATGAACTTACATACAAAAAACTGTTAAATGTTAACTGTCCCTTTTGTAAGAGTGAAAATATTGAGAGGTATTAATGATTGAATCAATTGGATCTGTATGCGTTAAAGAAGAAGTAAAAAACACAGAGTACGTTTGTGCTTGTCAAAAATGTGAGAAAAAATAATGGCAACTATTCTAGCAGTTATATGTCAAAAAATAAAAACTCCAGAATTAATTCCAATCGCAGTTGTTGTTGGATTTGCTCTTGATTTTATTATTGTATGTAATTATTTAAAACAATAGGATTTAAATGAGCAATGTTATTGATTTAAGTGATTATAAAAAGATTAAACATCTTGATAAGAACATTAAAGAACTAACTCAAATTTCCATCATTTTAAAAAAATCCATTCAGGACTTGACAAAGTTTGATCATTATAGTAGTATCAGAAGAAGACTTGATGATCTATTCGTTCTTTATCAAGACATTAAACTTCATAAAAATAAAAAGATTGAAGTATTAAAAAGGTTACAAAATGAAAAAGAAACCGTGGTTAAAATCTGAAATAACTTTTGTGTTAAAACAACATAAAAAAGGACTGTCACGCAAGCAGATCGCTAAAGAATTTAATTCTAAATACAATAGTGATAGAAGTCAAGACTCTATTAAGCACTGCATTGACACTCATGGATTAAGTATTGAGAAAGATATAAAGAAAGTTCTAATTATAGATATTGAAACCAGAAGTTTAGTAGTTAAGACTTGGGGATTGTTCGATCAGAATATCGGATTAAACCAAGTGGTAGAAGATGGCGGAATACTTAGCTGGTCGGCTAAATGGATCGGTTCTGATACAGTTCTATACAAAGATGTTAAAGGTGACAAGTCTAAAGAAAAAGAATTACTTGCCCCTCTTTGGAAGTTAATGGACGATGCTGATATTGTAATTGGTCAAAACTCTAACTCATTCGATATTAAAAAACTTAACGCTAAATTTCTTGAATATAACCTAGGGTGTCCTAGTGAGTATAAGAAAATTGACACATTACGAATGGCTAGAAAGCATTATGGATTTCTCAGTAATAAGCTAGAGTATTTATCTAAAAAGTTATGTACTATTAAAAAGCTGGCTCATAGTAAGTTTCCAGGATTCTCTTTATGGGACCAATGTGAAAAAGGTAATAAAGAAGCTTGGAAAGAAATGAAGATATATAACATGGCAGATGTTTCAGCAACAGAAGAATTATTCTTAAAACTTTCTGAGTTTGATAAGACAATCCCAACTACAGATGCATTACGCGCATATCAAGCCGCTAAAAAGAAGTAACCTATGTCTAGTATAACTTTGAGTATCAAGGGTAGAGATTGGACTTTTATTTTAATGGCAGATAAAAGATTTGACAAGCTACACAATAATCTAGATAATCAAGAAGGATTAAATGTGGCAATGACAGTAGGAACTATTTATGAAGTGCATTTTCGTAAATCCAACTGGGACTTGATTACAATTAGACATGAGATTTTTCATGTGTTATACAACATGAGTTTGTCAGGATCTGCAGAATTAACTCCTTCTCAAGTAGAAGAAATCTCTGCGGAGATTGTTGGGCATCATTCACTAGAAATTTGTTTATGGACAGACCGAATAGCGGAAAAATTCTTAGGGAGGGAATAATGACCATATTGGCAATAGCCGGAAAAGCAGGAGCTGGTAAAGATACTATGGCAGATGTTTTAGTTAAAAAGCATGGATTCACTAGAGTAGCGTTGGCTGATCCTTTAAGAGAACTTTGTTCAAAAGTTTTTAGAATGGATTACAACATGTTTTTAGATCATGATAAAAAAGATAAAGAAATTAATACTATAATACTAGATTACCATCATATTGATAAAATCAGAGAAATTGTTCAAAATGAATGGGGATATACAATAAGCTATGATATGAGAGAGAATATGGAGGAGTATTACGATGAAGAGTTTGAAACCCCTCGGGATATTTTGCGGTGCATTGGAACTAAGTTATTGCGTAATTGTGTTAGCCGTGATATCTGGATTGAGCTGGCCATTAACAAAATACGAACAATCGGACCAAAGATTGTTATAACTGATTGTCGGTTTGAAAATGAAAGAGAAGCATTTGAACGATGTGGAGCTGTTATGATATTGGTTAAACGAATTGACGATCAAGAAGAAAGACACGAACATGACCTTGGCGAAGAAGAAGAATATGACGTTGTCTTTACTAATAACGGGTCTCTAAGTGAATTTCAATCTACTGTAGATATGTGGTATACTTTAAGAAAAAATGATTTAAATCTTTACAAGGTGTTTGTTTATGAGTAATGATCAATTAGATAGACTAATTGCATTAGGAACGGACCTAACAGTTAATGGAGAGTGTCCATTCTGCGTAGTGCCATGTGATAATAGCTGGTGTGACTATACAAAGGAACAAGATGAAAGTTAAAATAATGCCATTAAATTACGCACATATTCCTTCATACGCCAAAGAAGGAGACGCTGGATTAGACCTAACCGCTACATCAAAAGAAGAAAACGGTATGTATGTAGAATACGGAACCAGTTTAGCTATTGAAATACCGGAGGGTTATGTTGGACTTTTATATCCTAGGTCTTCTATATCTAAGTATCATCTGGTGCTGGCAAACTCTGTAGGGGTTATCGACTCAAACTATCGAGGCGAGATCAAGCTACGATTCAAGAAAACTGTTGACAACTTATACGAGAATCTATATAATGTGGGAGATAGAGTAGGACAATTAATAATCATGCCCTATCCACGTATTGAATTAGAGGTAGCTACTGAGTTAAGCGATACAACCCGCGGACAATCCGGATTTGGCTCATCCGGTAAATAGGAGTATATGGCAAGACCTTCAGATCGAGAATACGAACTTAAGCGTCAAATTAAAGAATTAAAGGAACAAAACGGTAGACTAGAAGACGAGATCAAAAAGCTAAAGAAGAGTCTAGAAAAGTTAGAAGTTAAAGACCCAGACACTAAAAAGAAGCCAGGAAAGGTTGTAGTTAAGCCTTGTCCAGATTGTGGCAAGGAAATAAGAGTAACAGATTTACCACATGCCAAGATGGAACTATGTAGCGCTGGATGTGGTTTTAGACAAGTGAGGAATAAATGATACAATTAGTAAATGGCAATGATGACAGTATCCTAGTAAATACTAATAATATAACATATATTGTACCCATCTATACAAATGGCAAAATAGTTGGAAGTAATATCGTATTTGGCGAGAGTAGATCAATTTCTGTAAAACAGAGTGTTGAATCTATTTTAGAATTAATCAACGATATTTCAAATGGAAGATAATAAAAGTGCCCGGGTTGTAGCCAAGAAATCCAAAGGCAAACAAACCCTCTCTACATTTATCAAAGGCTTACTACGACGAGGCTCATTCCATTGGAGAGCACGTACAGAAGCCATGACTGCTGCCAGAGTAGAACGTGGTAAGTATAAATGTGCTAGCTGTCAAGACCTATTTGGACCAAAGGATGTGGCACTAGATCATATTCAACCAGTAGTAGACCCTAAGTTAGGCTTTACTACATGGGATGATTATATCGCTCGATTATTCTGTGCCGCAGAAGGATTTCAAGTTATCTGTAATGTTTGCCATGATGCAAAGACTCAAGTTGAGGATGCCATGCGAGAGCACTATAAAGCGGAAAAAGAGAATATGCCAGACTTCACCTCCGATAAGAAGTATACAAAAAAGAAAGGAAAAAAGAATGAAGCCTGAACAATTATATGGTATACTAGGAATTAAACCTTATATAGAACCAATTCGACCTAAAGTGGACTATATCATTAGTAATGACGCTTCCCAGTTATTTAGACTTGCAGCATACTCAGTACAACAAAACCATACGTCCAGATTCGGTATTTCATATAGTGATCAGCTTTTAACTGAATATTCCAATGGAGAGACCTTTAAATATGTATACTTTAAAACTCCAAATTCACTAGAATCATTACGAGGTTCGGTGGTTGATATTGCATATATTGAGACTGATATAAATATCGAAGTATTAAGACCTTATCTCCATAATTTTAAAAATATTATTTATATTGACAAACAAGCAAAGGAAGAGTAATATGGATCTTGTAGTAGTTTTATTTGGTGCGATTGGTGGATTATTCCTTTTGTCGCAATTTAACAAATTTAATAATAATAAAAAGCAAAATGAGCTAGAACAAAAAGTTAAAAGCATAAAAGAAAAAACTGCTGAATTAACTAAAGCTAGTGCTGAAGAAGAAAAGAAAACCCAAGGCGCAGTAAATGAAATTACAAAAGAACAGAATATTGAACTCGTTGGTAATGCTCTTGCTGATTTTTTCAACAACCGTAAAGGCGGACAGTGATGTGGTTTTTGTCAACAAAAATAGCCCGGCTCCTTTTGACGGAATACTTTTCACTGAGAGTAAAGCGAAAGACCTCAGGCGGGATATTCTCGAATCCGATAAGACTAAGATACTCCTTCAATCACAATTACACAAAAGCACAATGTTACAACAGGTTATTGAACTTAAAGAAACGGAAATTGAACTCTATAGAAAGCAAAATCAACGACTTCTGGTAAGTGAACAATCGTCAAATACTATGCAATATGTTTGGTTTGGACTAGGAGTTCTAGCGACAGGCATTGCAGTATACGGAGCAGGGAGTCTTGCTAAGTAATGGCAACAAAAATCCTACCCTCCCAATTATCCTACGAAGAATTAATAAATCTACTCGGTTCATCAGAACCAGAACCAACTGAACAAATTTTGGAATATACAAATGACGTAGTTCCATTTCTAACTAACTACGGAATAACTCCTGGAAATGTTCCAGTATCTAAAAAACTTCTCTATAAATTATACAAGACATATTCTAAAAACGCCATACTCATAAATGAATTCAGTACTAAGGTAGGTGAGTATATTACAGACAAGTCAACCCTTTATTATTACATAAATTATGATAACTTTGCTATATCTAAGTATATTTATTCAGAGACTGCAAAAAGAGATAAGACAAAGAGCTTGATCTATCAAAAACATTTTAATTGGTTTATTACAGAAAAACAGGTAAAGACTGGTAGTAAATGGGTGGAAGGATTTGTTTTATTTTATATCTATAAGGATTTCTGCAAATCAAGACGAGTCAATCCTAAGTTAGGTTATGTTAATTATCATAAGTTTTTAAAACTACATTTTCAAAATAAACGAATTAAAGGGAATCGATCTCTTTGGTTTAAAGTAGATCAAGATACATATAGTATATTATCAAATGAGGAAAAAAATGTTATCAGAGAAGCAAGGCAAAAAACGAGGCGGAGTAAGAAGGAAAGCATCTCCAAATCAGAAGAGACAGCGTAGATCAGACTTTGCTCATCCATACTTAGAACCTAGCGTTTCATTAGTAAAGCGTAGAGAGGAAGTAGAGGATGTTGCAAGCTATGCTCATTTATTAAATAATGAAGAGAAGGCATGGATGAATCAATTCATGAAAGAATACAACGATGCAGATACACAACATGCCGTATTTCATTTAAATGCTAAAGAAAGAAAGATCTGTAACGATAGAAACAATTCTAGAAATAGATGTTGGTATACTGAAGAAGCAGCTCAGAATAGATTGAATCTAATCGAGAACGACCAAGAGATGGAAAGACTTATATATGATAATGATGCAGATGATACTGAGGTAGATTAACGATTTTTATTCATAGAATCTCTTAATTTTCTATATCTCTCTTCTTTTTTAGCTTCTTCTTGTTGATAGAATAATTTATCAGCATCTGTATTTTGTTGTCTTTCTGCAGACTCGGCTTGTCTTTGTGGAGCCATATACATTTCTTGATTCTCAGCCAATGCTCTCTGCATTTGTCTTTGCTCAGCAGCCTCTCTTGCTGGTGAAGATTCGTAATTTTCTCTAGCATCAATACCAGCTTGACGCATTTGTTCCATTTCATCTAACTCTTGAGAATCGCGACCGGCTTGAGTTCTTGACTTTAAATATTCCAATACTTGTTTTAAGTCCATATATTATTGTCCTCTTAAGTTTTTTAGAGCTTGTAATTTAGCTTTATGAGCTGCAGAATCTTTATACTTATTAGCCTGAACATCCTCGACTCTCTGCATTCTTTCTTCAATTGGAATTTCTTCATCTTGTAAATAATCTTGATAACTATCGTGTTTCTTATCTAGTTTATTTTTATCTTTATCGGCTAGCATTCCTACTCCACCGGCGACCATTCCGCCCTGTGCTAATAATGC